GGATCGACTGCCATGTAGTCGAATGTCTGGTCGCAACCGTTAGGACCGGCACAGTGGACGTGCGATCCTCGGCACTCCATCGAGTAGAAGAGCGAACCCATCTCGTCGGCCTGGTCGACCAATGCAGCCTCGAACGGGAACGTGTGTGACCACATGCCCGAGAGTGCCTCGATCTTCGCGGTCCCCTGTGCGGCGGAATCCCTTCCTTCTCCGCCGACCAGGGGGATCGTCCGCGTCGACAAGAAGAAGCCGACCGGCGTGGTCTGCTTGTGCAACATGTTCAACGGGGAGTACTTGATGCTGTACTCGCCCAGCGCCAGGTCATCCTTCGTCCAGAACTGTGTGTTGCGGTTCGGGTTGTCTGCCTCGACGAAGTCACCGACGATCCACTTGATGAACGGGTTGGCCTTCTCGATCTCGAAGTTTGTGGCAGCAGCGAGGTCCGTGCTCACTTCATCGTGGGCACGGATGACTCGCGCCTGATTCGTGAAGATCAGACGCCCGTTGGTTTCGACGACGAGCGTGTCCATGGATCAGGCCGTGGTGAAGGTGACGTTCGTACCGGCAGACTCGTTGCCTGCGGCGTCCTTGGCCTTGACGGTCAGGGTGTACTGGGTTGCCGTGGTCAGACCGGTGATGTGCGCGGTCGTGGCTGTCACTGTGGTGAGCGCGGTAGCACCGTTGTAGACCGTGTACGAAGCAACGCCACGGAAGTCTGTCGAAGCGCCCCAGCTGAGGTCGACGACGGTTGCGCCGATGTTGCTTGCTGTCACGGTTCCTGGAGCGGACGGAGCGGTGGTGTCAGCGCCGATGAGCTTGTTGCCGTCGCCGTAAGCCCAGTCAACCGGCCACATGTTGACGTTGTTGACTACTGGGTTCGGGTAGTTCGACGGTGCGGGAAGGGTGCCCTCTAGCGGGTCGCCGTTTGCCTTGGTTGCCACAGCTAGCTCCTCAGGAGTTCCAGGTCTGGTTTGGTGAGTTCTTCTTGTAAGGGGTCTTCTCGCGAGAGGCGTGCAGCTGCTTGAGGTGGTTGATGAGACCCTGCTGCGTGCTGAACGAGCGCTTGCAGGTCGGGCAAGTGAACGTGCTGGCAGCAGCGCGAGCAGTGAACGAGGATGGCGTGACGCCAGGCTGGTCGTCATCTCCAGCGATCAGGCTTCCGACCATGGCGAGCGCCTGCATGGCACCCGGACGATCGGACTCGTCGCAGGTCTGGAGGTATGAAGCCAACGCCTGCCATGCCGTCATGAGCGCCTGCTTCTCGGCGGGCGTGTCGTCGGCATCGGACAGGTCGTGCACGTCCGTCAAGTCACTCACTGCAATCTCCCTTGGTCAGGTGTTAGTTCGTCTCGGATTGCAGCGAGAGTTAGGCAAGCCAGACAGTGCCGCTGCCGGTGCCGGTGACCTCGATATAGAGACCCTTCTGGCAGTTCACCTCGTAGTTGAAGCCGTAGGTACCTGGCCCACCGCCGACGAAGACGATGTCTCCGGTGTTGTCGACACCGTTGTAGGCAACGACCTTCGTGAATCCGTCATAGGCGAGACCAACGAAGCGCTGCGGCGTTGTCGGAACCTGGATGACACCAGCGGTGTTGTCCATGTACGCAGGCTGGAACGGCTTGCTGTCCAGCGGACTGTCGATCGTTGCGCTGTGGGCGGCGGTGCCGATGAGCCCGCTCGCTGTGAAAGCGTGTGGTTGTACCTGCATTGCTTACCTCTCTTTACGGGCTCGGTGTGGTTGGAGCGCTTGGTCCTGCTGCGGGAGTGGAATCCATGCCCGCTCCCCCACCACCAATAGGTCGGCCACCAGCGGTGCCAGTTGCGAACGGGTTCGACGCTGGCGAGCTGAACGGCACGCTGGACTTGAAGACGTCGTCCACGCCCTGCTCGCGCTTGCGGCGGACGTACTCGACTTCCTGGTCGAAGCCGAACTCCTCCAGGAGCGTCTCGCGGGAGATGTCGCCACCATTGCGGACCTGCATGACGAGCTGCATGACCTTCGAGTCATACGAGATGACGACACGCTTCGGATGAAAGGCGATCGAAGGGGTGTCGGTGAGGATGCTCTCGTTCTTCGCCAGGATCAGACCGACAAGCTTCTCCTCCAATGAGTCCGCGAGATCTGAACGGCGTGACTCGATGCCGCGAGCGATCTGGTCCTCGGTGGTTGCCGGTGCGTCCGAACGACCGGCAGCTGCGCCACCGAATCGGAAAGTGTGCAGCGCTCGCATAATCAGGCGCTCATCCAAAAGGTTGTAGCGCTTATCGTCGAGCACGGAGTCGGTGTTCGGCGTGACGATCTCAACGCTCAGTCGGTGGTCACCGACAAGGATCGGCATCCGGGCGACAACGCGGGCCTGCTCGCGGAGCTGCTCCACCTCTCCTGGACGAGCCGGGTACTTGTCGCTACCGCGCTTGAGAACGATGATGAAGTTCGTTGCACCGATCAGAGCGGCACGGTCGGACGCGCGAAGGTGCGCCTTCATGTCCAGAAGCGGTAGGGCTGCCTTGAGCCGGATCGAAGCGAACCGCTCATACTGAGCGCGTGACAGGGTGTGGCGGAACAGGACGTCCTTCTTGAACAGCCACATGTAGACCTGATTGGCGGGACCCCGATGGTGGTCAGTGAGCATTGCCATCTCACGCGCGGTTGGGGTGTACTGGCCCTCGAACATCTTGAGGACGTACGGGTCGTTGCGTCGTCCAGCGAAAGCTTCAACGAATGCGTCGTGCTCCCACTCGGTCGCGAGGTAGGCGAAGCGTTCCTGGCCGAACATGAGCTGGCCGACCGGCATGACCTTGACCGGGTCGATGATTGACAGTGCACGTGGAACGGTGAGCGCGTACTGCTTGCGGCGTGCACGCTTCTTGGGGCCTGGGTTTGGGACACCGGACTGGTGGAGGTCTTCGGCTCCCGGCTGCGTCTGCGGGGTTTCCTCGTTGAGATCGCCCATCGGGATCTGCTTCGTGCGGACCTTGTAGACCTTGCGGTCCCAGTCGATGGCGATGTAGACCTGGCTGACCTTGAACAGCTCCCGCCACATCTCTCGCAGGCGGGTGGTGAAGCTCAGATCCTTGGCGATCTGGTTCCAGATGTCTTCCTCGTCCTGGTCGACCATCTCGAAGGTGGCGCTAGAAAAAGCGAGGGCCTCGGTGGCGTCACACACCGACCCGAGAACCTCGTCGTATTCCACTGCGTCCGCTGCCTGGAGCATCTGGTCGTAGACGTTGGACGTCATTGTGTAGCGATTCCGGAAGAACAAGCTTCCGCTCATCAGCGACGGGGAGTTCATCGTGCTGAGCCATTGGTTCATGGCGCTCGCGATTTCGTCCCTGATTGGACGTCCGTCCATAGTTCGACCGGTCATGAGCGCCTGCTTGGCGAACTCCTCGGTCTCACCGGTCTCGTTGACGTACGCGTAGTTGGCGTTGGTGTGGTCGATAACGCCACCGAAGTCGTCCTCGATGGAGGTGTCGATGGGGGCCAACTGCTGCTTCTGCGCTGGCTCTTCGATGAATCTCATACCTGCCCTCGACCGCTCATCTCCCAGTCCTGCTGACGCATGGCGAGGATTCGGGAGGCCACCTGGAATTGGTTCTTGAGTTCCGTCAGGACGCGATCTGCTTCCTCGCGGACTGGCTTCCATTCCCGGCGAACCACTTCGATGCGCTGGATGCGGATCACGATCTCGACCAGACGCGCGCTGTGGGCGCTGACCGCCTGCATCACCTGATCCGGCTCGGCTCGGTAGAAATCGCGCATGTCAGCGAGACAGTCGTCGATCTCTCGGCGGACATCCGCCATCGACCCGAGTCCTGCGACTACTTGGTTCTGCTGTTGCGCCTGACGCGCAACTGTCTCCGCTAGGGTTCCCTTAGCCTCTGTTACCTCTGGCTTAGGCCCCGCTGGCTCCATTTTCAGTGTTCCCACGCAGAACTACTCGGCGGGGATTGCGAACAGATAGAAGTCACCAGCTGTACATGGGGTCCAGACCACCGCTCTCGAACCCACCACCGACCGGACCGTCAGCCCAGGTCAACAGGGTCTCGGTTGCTTCTGGCTGAACCTGGAGCTGCTTCTCGATGGCTTCCTGCGAGTGTGCGAGAGCTGCCATGCGCGCGGCGTCAAGGGCGTGGAACTTGCCCTTGTTGAACTCCTTCTTGCCGTACGGGTTCGTCGCGGACGACTTGATGTAGTACGCCTGGCCCTGGAACTCCTTGAGCATGTCGGGGTCCCACGGGAGCACGATTCGCGCCTGGTCGACGAGCACCCGCAGCTGGTCGGAGCTGTATTCCAGGACGTTTCCGAGGATCGCTCGGTCCTCCGGTGGGACGTAAGGTGCCCACGGGTCGTCCTTGTCTTCGACCGGCTCGAACGCGACGATGATCTTCTCTGAGAAGTTGTATCCCCGGATCGCCTTCGTGAGGTGCTGGTTCGAGTGGGACGGGTCCTGCGCGTACTGGAAGATCGGCAAACCCAGACCGGTGCGGTCCATGCCGAACGCGACCGGGTGATAGAAGTCCGCGAGCAGGTTCATGACCGCAAGCTGGTCGTCAGCCTTGATGCGCTCCAAATGGATACGTGTCAGAACACGGATTCGCTCGCCATCGGCACCACCCTGCTTGCTTGACGGCTTCGGTTCGGCACCGAACACCAGGATTTCGGTCGGGTGGTTCGTCATACCGACGTCCATCCCGATCCAGACCCGCTTGAACTGCTTGTGGCTCAGCGGCAGGTCTGCCTCGACGAGCTGGGTAATCGTGACCCCGGAGTCCGCCAGGTACTCGTCAGAGATACGGATGTGCGTGTAGACGTTGCTGTTGTAGTGGCTGGCTTCGTTGGAATCCACGCAGGCCATGAGGCGGTGCAGCACGAACAGCGACGACATCGCGTCACCGTGCAGCCCCAGAATGTTGCGTCGATAGTCGGCAGACTCGCGCGACCCGTACAGCTCCGCCTTGGACTTACGCTCGTCGTCGGACCAGTCCGGGCGGTGCATGGCTGTGATCTTGTGGGCGTACCAGTCCGATGCTTGCGACAGCTTGTAGTAGTAGTCGCGGACACCGCGAGATACGCCATGAGCGCGCCAGCGGGACGTTTCGTCACCGTAGCGCAACGTTTCAATGAGTTCGATCCACCCTGGATCTGGGTAGTCCTGCGCCTCGTCCATTTCGAGCATTCGAGGGTGCATACCCTTGACGCCCTTGCCGTCCTTCTGTGGGATACGGCCAATGATCTTCGCGCCGTTGCGGAACTTCGCCTCGAACGGACGGTGTGTGATACCGGTCGACTGGTTACCGGTCTTGAGCATCTCCCTGGACAGGCGGGTGCTCATGAGTCGGTCTTCGATGTTCTTGGTGACCGGGTCAAGGTGGATCAGCTCGGGGGCGGTGATCAGCATTTCCTGACCGGGGTTGCAGAACGGGAACGCGAATCCGCGCATCTGAATGCCAACGGACTTGCCGATAGCACGTGCGCACTGGTCGATTTGCTTCTTGGCGTCATTCCGATACCAGGGATACTGGTATGGATAGCACCGGAAAAGGTTGTCCCGCTCGTTCGGGTCCTGCCAGAGGAACTCTGCGATGTCGACCCCGGATGGGTCCATCAGCAGTGAGATGAGGTAGCACTCCTCATCGGTGAGTGCTTCAACGACGGCCATCAGAGATACAGCCCGTAGATGTCGGCAGGGCTGACCAGACCTGGGAGACGGTCGTCCTGGAACAGGTGGACACCGGCAGCCCGGTAAGAGGAGTCGACTAGCTCGGAGCAGATCATCGTCTTGCGGCTCTCGATCTTGCGGACCCACCACGGCTGCTCTGCGAGCGCCTTGTGCACGTCGAGCCGGGAGTCGAGTCGCTGTTGAGCGAAGGCGATAGCGACGATGTCGAGAAAGCCGTACGGCGTCCCCAACAGTCCTTCGGCGGCTTCGACGATCTTTGCGCGTTGCTCGTCAGTCAGCTCGATCGCAGTGGACAGTGAACCGTCCCCAAGTCGACTACCGATGCCGGTTTCTGACGACCAGAAAGCCTTATTGCCCTCGTAGGCATCCCAGTCGTTGTAGCGAACACCGCCAGGAGCAGCCTCGATGATCTTTCCGTTACCGACGTAGATGCCGGTGTGGTTCACCTTCGATTCGTGCCACTTCCCGTACTCATCCTTGGTTGCGGTGAAGTAGCGGATTCCAGCACCGATGAATCGGTCGTACCAGGCTCCGTAGGTCGGCGTGGTGAAGATGTCACCGGGGCGCAGGTCAGATTCGCTAGTCACACAGCCTTGTTCGGTTCTGACGCCTGTTCATTTCACGAGTGGTGACTGGTGAGTGACCTCCAGATACTCCCGATATATGCGCGTAGCGACCACGGGGCGGTCTTGAATGAGCTTCAAGAATGCAGCCTGGGCAGCAATCAGACGGTACTCAAGGAAGAACGATGGCGGCTTTCCGACTGCGGACGCGATGCGCTGGATAATCTCCATGTCTGGGAAGTACTTCTCAGGGTCACTGTCCGGCAGGAACATGCGCTGGTACATGCGACGCGAGATGCGGATCTTCTTGCAGAACTCAACCTGACTCAGCTTGACCAGCTTCGGCAACGCGATGTTGATCGGATCTTCGGTGTACTCACCCTGGAGAAGAGCTTCGAGGTTGACCTCTTCTTCCTTGGGCATGGGCCGCTGGCCGATACGTCCAGGCTTTGCGTACGCCTGCTTGATGAGGTCGCTCAGCATGCCTTCGAGCGCCTCGGGCCGATGCGTGAACGCTGCTACCCAGGCACGCTGGCTGGCCTTCGCGGCGGGAGACGCCAGGGTCTTGAGGCTCGGATACTGCTCCTGGAGTTCGTCCAGGCTGTAGGACGGCCCCTTAGGTGTCCGTGGCTGGCGGGTCCGGGCAACAGAGGCGAGAGTGGGGGTCTCGTTGCTCATAGATCTTGAATCCAGATCTTCTGCTGCTCCCGGAACGCCTTGTTCATCTCTGCCCACTCAGGGATAAGGGTGTCCCGGACCCACTGGATGATGTCCTTCTCGTTCAGGTCCAGCTCGCGGCGCTCCTGCTCGTCGCACCGGTCGTGGGTCTGAACCATGTTGATCAGTTCCCAGAGGTAGGTGACAGTCTTCGCGTACTGCTCGTTGCGGTGGACACCGAACTCCTTGGCGCGCTTGAGGAGTGTGGCTACGTAGTCACCGACCGTTTCGCCCTTGTCCTTCTCGCGCTGGGCTCGGTCGATGCCGAGCGAGTTCTTGAGCTGGCGGATCTCGGTGGAATACTCCTTGATCGCCGTCTTGAGTTCAGACTCGTTGACCCGGCCCGCGAGGTAGTCGAATCCCTGGGTAAGGTGGGTGGTCCAGCGGTAGACCATGATTTCCAGTGTCAGGAGTCGACTAAGGTCTTCAAGGTCGGAGATGTTGGTGAAACGGTTGTGATCCAGGTACATATCGCGCTGACGCTCGTACCAGTTCGCTTCACCTTCGGTTTGAAGATGCAGATCTGATCCGGTCGGTGTCTCCACCTTGTATAGTTGGAGGCCGTAGGGGTTATCGACATCCTGAACAGGGTCGGCCATTCAGAAAGCTCACTTTCAGTTTGTGTCCCTAATGGAACTGGCTGCTCAAATATCGAGCAGGTACGTGTTGCTAATTGAACGTTAACAGTGGTTTCAGTCAATCCAGCTGATAAGCTCGACCTCCACACCTTCTGGGTGCTCCGAATTAGCAAAGCGCTTGTAAGCAGACAGGTCTGTGACTGTCTTGTCGTCCTCGATGATTCCCGCGAGTTGTAGTGCATCCAGCACAGACTTCGCCAGGTTGTCTACGTCGCCGGGGCGCGACTTCATCGGGAACTCAACCGACTTCGGCAGCGACTTCGGGCGCTCCACATTGATCCGCACGTCGGCAACGATGCGCCCCGCGAACGGCAGACAGCTAATATCGCTGTCCATCTGAACCTGCGCCAGGGCTTGCTTGACCTGCCAGACGACTGTCTGCTCCCAGTTGACCGTGGTCTCTGGGGTGTAGGTGTGCACGAACCCGGTCTTCGCGTTGCGTACGGTACGTGGGCGAGCCTTAGGTTTGGGTGTTCCTGTGACGCGGAAGCGGAAGACTACTGTGTTGCCAAACTGTTCCCAGTTTCCAGTACCTTCAAGGAACGGTGATGACGCTCCGTCCATGAGATGACGCCCTCATCCTTCATCTTCGTCAGATAGCAGTGCAGTGTCGCAATGGACACATCTGCTACCTGCGCGATTTCACGGATCGAAGGTGCCTTGCCGGTGGCAGCGCTGAGCGTGCTGATGGCATCCAAGATGCCGTCACGCTTGAACTGATAGAGCGACTGACGTGGCATGACTACCCTCCGAACTCGGTTACACCCGCTTGTTCGGCATCAGTCGTTCGGAAATAGAAGAAGACCCCCGCCAGCCGAAGCTGACGAGGGCCTTCCTGCGTCGTTTCAGGAGCCAGTTGCGAGATGGATTACTTGAGTTCGACGCCTACGGGAAGTGAGTGAGATGGGACCGCACTCTTGGGTGCGTCCTCTGCTGCTGGAACTGGGGCTGCCTCGGGCTGAACCTCAGGCTCGGCCTGTACGCCATGATCCTCGTCGGTCTGCTCGGGCTCAACTGCGGGAACCGTTCCAGGCTCCGCGACGTCTGTAGCGATGTCAGTCGTAAAGTCTTCCATGAGTTCTCCTCTTTGATAGCCGAAAGGCTGGGCGGAGTCGTGAGAGACCCGCCCAGCCCGTCGAGTTAGTTGCGACCTGGCTTGCCGTCGCTACGTGGGTAACCCAGTGCGCGAGCTGCTGCACCTGGCTCACTTGCGAAGCTTGCCGGGTTGTAGTCGTTACGGTCTGCGGGAGCGAGTGTGCTGTCCGCGTCGGCAACGGCACGAGCCGCAGCGGCGCTGTACGACACCTGGCCTGCGTATGCCTGCTGTGCCATCTCCTCCTCCTTTCAGGTCGAATAGAGCTGTCAGTCCATGGACACTGCTTCTATCGGCCTAGGTTGAAGGTAGATATTCAGACGGACGGTGATTTGAACAACGGCATCGGCGCGTCGGAAGGCCCCGCAGGCTCCGGGTGCTCGTCCCCGAGCATCTCGCGGACCTCTTCTTCGCTGGTGATGAAGTCGCTGACTCGACGCGTCCAGTGCTCGTCGTCGGCCTTGCCGACTTCTACTTCCAGAACTCCCTCGGGGAGTCTGTAGTAGTAGTAGAACAGCGCATCGTCGATATAGACACCCAGCGGCTTCTCGTCTGGGTACCCCTTGGTGCGCATGAACTGCGCAGCTAGCTCATTCGCGCGTCTCGGGCAGTCTCGCTCCGGATGCAACGTCGACAAGAAATCGGTGTCACTCATTCGGGTGTGTAGCCTCTCTGGGCTTGGGCGTCCCTAATCCTGGCCGTAGCGACCAAGCAACTAAGGAATAAGGTACGCACATCCAAAGGGAGCTGTAAAGCGCAACAGCTTCCTAATCCC